TGCCGGCGATCCGGTGCGTAGCTCGCTCGACCAACGCCCCGACGATGGCCGCAAAGACGACGAAGCCGATCGCGGACCACGTCCACACCGTGCGTTGGCGTGCGGTCATCGGCTGGCCTCCGCCGCTGCGGCCGACACGGCCCGGTACGCTCGCACCCACTTCGCCCGGCTGGCCGCATCGACCGGCCCGCCCTCCGTGCCGGCCTCGGCGTCGAGGAACCGCTTGATCTCGTCGCGAACCGCCGGCTGCCGCGCCCCGAGCGACACGCCCCGGCATCGCAGCTCGCGGGCGGCCCGCCGCAGATCGTCGAACGCGGCCCCGGTCTTCATCCGCGGCTCGGTCTGTTGCCCGTCCCACTCGATCTGGCCGGCCAACTCCTCGAGTAGCGCCGCCGTCAGAGCGGCGTCGGTGGCGGCGTCGGGGCCGACGAACCGGCCCCGGAGATCGAGCCCGACCACCGGCGCGGGGCCGGGGGCGGGGGCGGGTTTTCCATTTTCGCGAATTGCGAAAGCCACCATCCCGCCGGCAGCGAGGATCGCCAGGAGGGTAAGCGGGTGCGGGCCGGACGACGGGGCGGCCGGGGGCACCAGCAGGGCCGGAATCGGCGACAGCGGCGGCAGCCCCGCCGGGGCGGCCGGGCGTGACCAAAGAAGCCATGCCACCGCGAGACCGGCGAGCAGGAGGGCGGTCGTCATGCGGCAGGCTCCGGGTTCGCGGCCCTCGTGAGGGCAAGGATCTGCTCCAACGCGCCACCGGCAGCCGCCATCACGAGCGAGCGGACCGCTGGCCGGACGATCCACCACGCCGGCCTCGCCACGAGCGGCACGCACGAATCGGCAACGCTGTCGAAGAGCGAGCCGACGCACGACATGGCCCACGCCTTCTTGGTCGGCCCGTCCATGCCGTTGATCGTGTCGAGCCCGGTCACCGCCAGGCGGATCAACTCGACCGTGAGCGAGCCGAACTCCGAGACGGTGAGCCCGCCGCGGGCCTTGTCGCGGGCACCGGCGAGGAATCCTGTCACGGCGGCAGTGAGAGCGTCAGGCGTCATGTCAGTACCCCGAGGGTCCGGTGGCGTTCGTGCCGGCGATCACAATCGAATACGAGACGCTGCCCGTCGGCCCGGTGGCGCGGATCGTCACGCCACACTCGGTCGTGGTCACGCCCCATGCGTGCGTCTGCTGCACGGCGAGCAGCTCGCCGCCGGGGCCAACTTCGCCGGCCACACGGCCCCAGCCATTCGTGCCGCTCGGCCCGACGACGATCCGCGGGCCGGTCGTCGTCTCGTTGTTGACGACGCGGACGAGCCGGACCTGACGCATCGTCTGCACGCCGGTCGCACCCTGGATCGTGTCGGCGAGGGCGAGGAGGTCGAGCGTCTCGGTCGCGCCGACGGCGAGCGATCGGTTCGACACCCAAAGCTGCGTCGAGATCGGCCCGGAGACGCTGTTGAGCGGGTAGCTCTTGCCCACGGAGACGGCCCGCGACGAGCTGCCGACGGTGTCCGTCTGCGTCTGCGTCAGGCTCGTCGTCGTCGAGACAATGCCATCGAGGGAGTCAGGCATCGAATTGCTCCAACATGCCCAGGGCGATCGCCTGCTTCACCGCCACCACCGTCACGCCGAGCCGGTATGCGATCAGCTCCAATTCCCGGTCCGTGTAGGCCGGTCGTGAGGTGATCCTGCCGCTCTTCGCGCCGTTGCCGGCGAGGTGTGCCAGTGAAACGTGGTCGCCCGGTGCCGCGACGGACTCGCGGCCCGTGCTGACGGCCCGCCAGTGCGTCGGTCGTGCGATCACGTGTCACTCCACACGCTCAATCGTCACCGGTGGCCGGTGACGGGCGGAGGGGGTGCGGACGCCTGGCACTCCGCAAGACAGGCGGCGTAGCCCGCGAGGTCGACGGCGTTGTCGGGGTGGGGCCGCGGCCCGAGATCGCGGGCGAGCTTGTCGAGGATCATGATCCGTGCCCAATCGGCCGTGGTCAGCGGCCGGCGAAGCACGTCGGCAAACAGGCTGTTGACCATGCCGACCGTCCGTGCGAAATGTCCCGTCGGCGGCCCGTAGACGGCGTGGCGATCCTTGACGGCGGCGGTCGCCTGCTCGAGCAGCCGCACCGCCACCGGCGGGCCGGCCGTCTCCGGCTCCGGAAATACCCGCCCATCGCCGATCTGCGCCGCCTTGTCCGTCTCTTCGGCCACGTCGGCGGCGTCGTCTTCGGTGAGGATCATCGCCTCTTCCGGGGCCGTCTCGTCGCCGGTGTAATGCCGCAGCTCCCGCTCGCCGCGAAGGATGTGATCGACCGGGTATTCGCAAGACATGCCACGCTCCTCGATGTGCCGCACCAATCGCCTCGCATCAGCGGCGAGGCTGCCAAGCGTCCCCGTCCAACAGTTCGCCGCACCGGCCCGCTGAATCCGCCGGTCGATGTCTCGAAGTTCGTCGCCGGTCATGACTGCCGCACCTTGCCCGCCTGGATCCGGAAGTTTTCCACGTCGAACGTCCGGTCGGCGTGAACGTGTACCACCGCCGCCCCGTGGTTCCATTTGTTCAGGCGAGCGTAGGCGGGCCGCATGTCACACAGGCACCCGGTCGAGAAACACACCGTTTCGCGGCCCATCATATCGGGCTCGGAATGTGTCGACGTTCGGTGGCCGTGGCCTTCGAGAACCGTGTGGTGCAACCTCATGAACGCGCCACGAGCTTGGTTCACCGGCGAGCTGATCCCGTTGCCCTTCTCGTGTCCGTGCAGGATCGGCAGAGCACCGGCGAGGATGATCCGCTTGTCCTTCACGAGATCAATCCCGAGCCGCTCGAATCCGTACCAATTGTCGATGCCCATGATGGGATCGTCGGAAATCTCCGGTGCGTGTTCCCACAACCACTTCTCCCACCGCTCCTCGTGGTTGCCGAGCTTCGCCACGAATCGAGCGTCGGGGAACTCCTGCCGCAGCCACTTGAGCAGCTCACGCCCGGCGTGCAGCTCGTTCTTGAAATTGCGGTGCTTCGGATTCTTCTCGTGGCGCGAGATCGAGTAGAAGTCGGCCCAATCGCCATTCAGCAGCAGGCACTCGACCCTCTCCGCCTGGAGGTGATCGACCGCCGCTCGCAATGCCGTCTCGTCGTGGTACGGGACGTGGATGTCGGAGAGGATTCCGACCTTGCCGGTGATCCCGAGATCGAACGGCAGCCACGGCTCGGCCTGCGAGGGCGGCATGGCGAGCCGCTCGCCGGCCTTGCGGGGCGGGCGGTGTAACGGCTTGTCGTGCGACTGCTTCCGCCGTGGTTCGCCGTTGAGGCCGAGGATGCTGCGGATGCGGCTCCGGGCCTGCTCGAGCGTCAGCGCCCCGTTCACCTCCTCGACGAGCCGGCGGGCGAGCGTGCGTGCCGGGGCTTGCGGGTGCTTTCGGATCAGGTCTCGCACGATGTCGGTGATGCGGTCGTCAGCCATCGGCATCCTCCTCACGCAGGAACCCGAACGCCGTCACCACCGCCGCGATCTCCTGGCCGAACTCCTCGACCGCCTCTTCTGACAGGTCCGGCCACCGGGCGTGGATCAGCTCGTGGACGAGGACTTCGAGGAGATCGTCCCCGCGAAGGCTCTCGGAGACGCGGATCAGACGCTTGTCGTAGTCACAGTCCCCGTGCCGGTCGGACGGCACCCGGCAGCGGCGAACACGCCACCGCTGATCGGAGATCCACACGGTGATCGAGCGGCGTTCTGCCATGACGCCATCTTCGCCCGCCGGCAGATCACCCGGCGGGGGGTGTGCCAGCCTCGATCGCCCGTGCCACGGCGATCCGAGCCGCGGTGGCGAGAAACGGGAGCCCGCGTTTCGCGGCGGCTTCTCGGAGGTGGTCGACGATCTCTTCCATGTGCTGCCAGCACTCCGGCCCCCAGGCGTCCATCTTCGCCGCGAAGGCGTCGCACCCGCACGAGCCGTCGTCGCGGATGCCGAACCATGCGAACGTCCAGCGGAGCTGGCAGCCAGGGCCGCAGTGCGTCGGGGCCGGGGCACGGCATTGCCGGATCGCCCCGCGGACCTTCGAGACGAAGCCGCAGCGAGGGCATGTGGCGTCGGGGGCGGTGAGGTCGCAGCGGGTCACTTAAACACCCTCACGGTTATCGTACCGGCGTTCAGGTCCGTAGAGCCGAACTCGTAGATCCACCACAACGAAATAGGAAACGTAGCCGTCGCCATATCGCCCGTTCCGCACTGATAGCTCACGCCCGTGGTGGTCATAGGGAAGAAATGGTCAATGATGTAATACCGCAGCCGCTGATACCCAAAATTAGTCGTACGTAGCGGCCTTGTGAAAAACGCAAGAGTGCCAGGGCGCACAATGCCGTGCTCAAACTCCCACGCATCGCAAAAACTACTGAATAGTTCTGCGACGTACGTTCCATTGACTTCGTTCGAATCAATGCCAAGGTTGTATTCGTCCGTAAACCCGGACACCTCGACGTACAGCTCATCGTTGAACGGTCCGCTAGGGCAACTACATGGACTGGCTGCCTGATAGCACTCACGGACCAGACCGTAGACCACATGCTGCCGCTTCTTTACGTCCCACTCAACTCGACCTTCAATCGTGAATATAGCCGTCTTGTTGTGGCATTGCGGCGTGACTGTCGCGCTTCCCGAATAGCTTTCCGGGTCGTTTGTGCTTTGGTCGCCGCCTCCTGTGACGAGCGGAATCGACATATTTAGGTCGACAGTTTCTCCGACACCAACGAGAGCACCCTCGACAAACACCCCGGTCCCGCTCGACGCTGACACGCTGACGCGAATCCGATTCATCGTCGTCGTTGTCGCCGGAGGCGGTATCGTCGACGCTCCAAGCACGTAGTTGTTGCGCCAAAACGACACCGTCACGCTGCACGGGTGCCGCGTCGTCGACGAATCAAGCGTGAACGTACCGGCCACCTGTTGAAACCACGGCCCGTTTCCATCCATGCCGTCGTAGGGATCGGAAGTGTCGGAATCGCCGGTCGCCGACAGGTAGCCGTCGGATACGTTGCCGTCTTCCGCGCCCTCGAAGTACCGGGTGTACACCGCCTCGAACGCCGTCCCGGTGTGCGGGTTCGTGCATGTCCTCGTGCATGGATCGCACGGCACGCACGTGCATTGCTGGCAGCCGCCTTTTCCTCCGAGCAGCATTACACGCACTCCGTCCAGGCTAGATGCCACGTCCCGTCGATTGAGTCACAGCCAACCCAATAGCCCCCCGTGGGGCCGGTGACGGTTTGTGCCCGGTTGATCGCCACGAACGTCGAGCCGGTCGCGAACGAGCCATCTCCGAGGTATTGCTGCACGCTCGCGGTCGCACCCTTCGTCCAGGTGCCGGTCACCTTGCCGAGGCGACTCGCGTCGCCATTGCCGCCGCCTCCTGCGAATCGGATCACGGCCCACTTGCCGGTGCCGGTCCCCGGCTCCATCCACAGAATCTCGGCGTCGCCGTTGCCGGCCGTGATGAGCTGCGTGAGGTCGCCGTCTTTCGCTTTCACGTGGGTGTGCGAGTGGCTGACGATGTCAACCTTCGCCTGCACCACCCCCGCCACCGCCACCCTGCCAATCTTGCCAGCCGCGATCGGCTCGACCGCCACGACAAACGCCGAGCCGCCGGTCGGCAGGCCGCCGGACAGCACCGGCTGATCTTGGAATTGCTGCGTGGCGTTGCCGGTGGCTCCGGACGGCGTGAACACGACGCCGGCGACGGAGAGGACGCCCCAGCGGTTGACGGTGCCGGTGGTCCCATTCTGGGCGAGGATCGGGGTGTACGAAGACGGCCCGGCCATCGGGCCATCTGCCACCCCGTCAGCGCCCTGGCCAAGCACGATGTCGGCGGCGTCCTGAGCGCGGTTCCACGCACGGGCACTGATCTGCCCGCGGAGCGGTCCCGGCTCGATGCGTCCCGGCCTGCCCTTTTCGCTCATGCCACGCCGATCTTGAGTTGAGAGAAGTCGCCGTCTTGGTAGACGCGGTTGACGTAGACCGCGATCGGCTGCCGAGTGATCTGGCTCTTCGCGGTGTCGGCGACGGTGGCGTACCGCACCCACAGGTATTCGTGCCCGCCCTTGGCGATGTTGTTGATGTCGCCGACCTTGAGCGGCAGCAGCGTCTTACCGTCGCCGGCACTGGGAGAGGCGACGAACTTGAACGTGATCGCCCCTGGTCCGTTGCCTCGCTGCTCGTCCCATTCGTGCGAGCCGCTGGCACCGACGAACAGCACCTCGCCGGCCTTGAACCCGCGGAACGGTTCCTTGTTGACCGTGCCCGTCAGTTCTCCGAGCTTGCGGATGTAGGCGTCGGTGAGGACCGAGAGCGGCACGTCGTACGACTCTTGGAACTGAAATGACGGGACGACGATGTCAACGCCGTTCACACCGTTGTCATCGACGTTGATTGCACCCTTCATGGACGCGCCATCGTCGACTCCCGAAGGACCGTAGACCTTCTCGCCAGTGTCGGTCACCGTCCCGGTTGAGTCCTTCACCTGAAGTGCGTTGGTGATGTGCTGCGTGCCGCCGGATGTGTCGAAAGACCGGGCACGCTTGAGCGGCGCGGTCTGCGTCGTGTCGTCGGCCCCGATCTTCTCGTAGTTGATCGTGACCTTCCAGCAGTCGTCGCCCTGGTACTCGACGCTGTAAGACTCGGCTCTGAGCTTGACCGTCGGCTGGCCGGGGTACTGCCAGTACGGGTAGCTCGTCGAAATCGCAACGTTGGCCGCTGCATGCAGAACGTCTTCGTTGGTCGTTCCAAAGACGTTGAAGACGCGGGTGCGGGTGCTCGCGTCCTTTCGTCCAAGACGAAAGATCGTTGCCGATCTTGAGCTGCTGTCTTCCACCCAAGTCAGAGCCATTCAGCACCTCACGCGATGATCTCACCGCTGGCCAGTTTCTCGAGCAACTTCGTCTGCTTGATCGATTCGTCGAGCTGAAGCTTCTGCACATCACCGCCCGCCATCTGACCGACGCCGAACGCCGAGAAGGTGCCGGCAATGCTTGTTTTGACGTTGCCGGATGCCCCCGGAGCGATCGCGGCCGGAGCCTGTGTCTGCCCCACTTTCTGTTGAAGTGCGGCGTTGGCGTCGGCCACGGCCTGGGCGCGGTCGGCAGCTCGCTGCCGGTTGGCGTCCTCTCGGCCCATCATCCGACGATCGAGGTCGAGCGTGGCCTGCCGTTGGCGTTCTGCGGCATCCTGCCCGGCTTGCGCGTTCGTGGCGATCGCCTCGTTCATGCGAGCCGTGAGCCCCGGCCGGTCCTTGCCCCGCTGATCCGCCCTTGATTGGTTTTCCTTGTCGATGGCGTCGAGCTTGGTCTGCGTGTCCTTCGCCCCGGTGAGATAGCCGGTAATGCGAATCCACGCCTTCTG